TTCCTACAAAAAAGAGACAATAGCACCTCCAAAGAAATTCTGGCTGTTTAGACTATTTCAAAAGAAACAAAAAGTAGTCAGTGTAGAAGTAATTGAAAAAAATCCTTATATTCAAAGTAACACTAATAAATTCATTGAAATTATAAAATGAAAGATAATAACTCAACTACTATCTGGGATAAAGCACTAGCTACTGTTAGAACAATCTATAATTTCCTGGTAAAGATTCCTATTTCAAAATTCTGTAAAGTAATTTTGTATGTGATTATTATATTGGCTATCTATTCATTGTTTAATTGGGTTAATAGAGAAGTCAATATGGGTGCTTTTGAGAAGATTTCTGAGAAAACCTTTAAAACTACTGCGAAAGAAGCTTTTATAGAGGGTGCAGCCAATGTAGACTCTATGAAAGTTTTGCAGAAAATCAAGGAATCCAGTATCAGTGATGATGTAGATAATAACCTAAATGACATTTCATTGAATATTTTGAATAGAGTAGATGCTGACAGAAGCTTGATTTCTCTGTTTCATGATGGAAAATATACTTCTGGAAACATTGATTTCAAGTTTATGAATGAATGCTATGAAAAGATAGCCAAGAAACGTAATATTACACGGGTAACTGGTTATTGCAGAGATCCTAACAAACGATATGAGGATATCCCAACGAGAGATTTACCTATTTATCGATATCTTAGACAACAAAAGGAGAAATATTTTTTAGGAAACATACAAACTTTAAGTAAGATAGACCCAGAATATGCCAACCGAATGGTTTCTGATGGAATGGGCTTTACTGCAATGTATTATATTCATGAAGATGGTCTTCCACTATCCATTATATCTGTTAGTTGGAAGAAGGGCAATGAAAGGTTCATTCCAGACTCAACTACTTTAATTAAAGTATTAAAAGAATATGCATCTGAGGCTTTTCCCTATCTTTATATGGATGCTTATAATAAGATGAAACAATCACTTAATCCAGCATAATAATGGAACTACTATTAAAAAGAATAGCAAAGAAAATTACCTATACAATAGGTAAACTATATATAGATGGAACTTACTTCTGTGATACTTTGGAAGATACTGACAGAGGTCTTACATCTAAAATGACTATTAATGAAATAACAAAGGTTAAGGTTCCTCACATTACAGCAATTCCAACAGGGACTTATAGTGTGTCACTCGATGTAGTTTCACCTAAGTTCAGTTCACAATCTTTCTATAAGAATTTATGTGGTGGCAAGGTTCCAAGATTACTAAATGTACCAGGTTATAATGGAGTTCTTATTCATGCAGGAAACCAGGCAGTGGATACTGATGGATGCATTCTTGTAGGACAGAACAAAGTAGTAGGCCAGGTAATAAACAGTAAACAAACCTTTACTAAGTTTTATACCAAGATAAAAGCGGCTACTTCTATTCATTTAACCATACAGTAGTTAGGATTTTAGTTATGCTTTTACTAGCATAGAACTTAGTTACTTGCATAGATTTCCTCAATAGGTTATCTTTGCAAGTAGTTTTAATTAGGAAAGAGTAATATGGGAGAACTATTCTTAGACGATTCTGCTTTTATGGATGCATCCGATTTATTTGGAACAGCTTCTGAAGAGCAGCCTTCTTCAAAAACAGAAGAAGATAATACAGGTACTGATGGAACACAATCCAAAGAACCTGAACAGACAGACAACAAACCAAACACTACTGAGGTAGTAACCACAGCTGAAGATCTCTTTGGGGAAGATTCAACTGAAGAAAAACCAGAGAGCGTAAGTAGTGAAGACGATAACAAGGAAACTGGGGAACCATCACCTGATGGTAATGGCAATTCTCCCCAAAACAGTGTCATCTCTTCCTTTGCTAAAGCTATGAAGGATGATGGTTACCTCCAGAACCTTGATGAGGATACGGTAGCTAGTATTAAAGATGCCCAATCTTTAGCTGAGGCACTTGACAAAGAAGTCACGGCAAGGCTAACAGATGAGCAAAGAAGAATTAAGGAAGCCCTTGATTATTCAGTACCAGCAGAATCTGTGCAAAATTACACCAACATTATTGGAAATCTATCAAAAATTGAAGATGATCAACGTGAGGCAGAAGACCAACAGGGACAAAACCTACGGGTAAATCTGATCTATCAGGACTTTATTAATAAAGGTATTCCTGAAGAACAAGCAAAAGTGCTTACCAAACGTTCTGTTGATGCAGGTACAGATAAGGAGGATTCCAAGATAGCTCTGGAGGCAGTCAAAAAGTTCTATCAGGACAAATATGATGGCATCATTCAGAATGCAAAGAATGAAGAACTGGAAGCCCAGAAGAAGATTGAACAGCAGGCCAAGGAACTTAAAAAGTCCTTGATTGAGTCCAAAGAAGTATTCAAAGGTGTAGATCTTGATGCTCCTACCAGACAAAAAGCCTTTGAGGCAATCACTAAAATTGTGGGCAAAGATGCAGATGGAAGACCTGTTACAACAGTACAAAAGTATGCAGACGAACATCCTGTTGAATTTAGAAAAGCACTTGGAGTTCTATTTACACTGACAAATGGCTTTGAAAGCCTGGACGGAGTAATTAACAAACAAGTAAGAAAACAAGTTAAGACTCATCTCAGCGACTTTGAAACAAAACTTAGTTCTAAACCCTCTGGTGGTAGTTTACAATATGCAGAAGGTGACAGAGGAGGAACTAAAGATACTTTGCTTTCTAGTGGAGGTTGGTTGCTTGATAATGGTAAATAATTATTAAATTAATAAAATTATGGCTGGAAAGTTAAAAAGATTTCAGACGGTTGGTTTCACCGGATGGATGGGACTAACCTCGGATAATCACCTTGGTTCAATGTTTCAAAGACAGCCCCAGAGAGCCTCTGATATTATGATTCAGTTGCTCGCTTATAATAGGGGCAATACATTGGAAACATTTTTAAATCAATTTCCTACAAGAGAATTTGAGGATGATACCGAGTACTATTGGGATGTTATAGGGTCCTCAAGTCGAAATATTCCATTGGTAGAAGCTCGTAGAGAAGATGGTGCTTCTGTTGTAGAGGCAGGTGGTGCCAATGTAGGTATTGGTGGTTCAGATTTCTACCTGGTTTTTCCAGAAGACTGGTTCCCTGATGGCACAGTAATTGGTGGTAATCTTAATGAAGCTTATCCTATCAGGGTAAAGGGCTCTGCCAGATTTGAAGGCACTAATGCAATCTATCAATGTGAGTTGATGGGTGGTATTACAGACGGTATTCCTGCTGAAAGACTTTTGGCTGGAGAACGTTTCTCTATTGAATATACTCCTGTTGAGGCTGAGATGTCTCGTAAAGTTGGAGATATTCATTTTAGTACTCCTGTTTCTATGCAAAATGAGTGGACAACTCTTCGTATGTCTACCAAAGTTGCGGGTAACAAGATGGATAGAAAACTTGCCTTTGGTATTCCAATGGTAAAACAGGGTCCTGATGGTAAACAGATAAAAGACACCAGTGCCAAGTGGATGCACTATGTTGACTATCAGTTTGAGCTAGAGTGGCAAGACCAGAAGAATACAGCCTATGCATTTGGTGTTAGTAACCGTAATGCCAATGGCGAATATCTAAACTTCGGTAAGTCAGGTAATGTCATTAGAATGGGTGCTGGTATTTTTGAACAATCAGAAGTATCTGGTACCATGTATTATAATGATACTCACTCTGTTATGAGACTAATTCTCAATGCACTCTCTGAACTTTCAGAGGGCAAGTTGAACTTCCAGGATCGTAAGTTTATCATCAATACTGGTGAACGTGGTGCTATGATTTTCAACAGAGGAGCTAAGCAAGAGGCTTCAGGCTGGATGCCTTTATTTACCAACAGCGACAGTAATCCAGCAGCTGTAACCAGGACAGAATCCAAGTTTGCTCCTAACAATGCAGTAAAGATTACTGATTTCCAGGTAACTGAGTGGCAGGCACCTAATGGTGTTTATGTTAAGTTGAATATAGATCCATTCTATGATAACAAGGTTCGTAACAAGATTCCTCATCCAGAAGGAGGTGTGGCATTCAGTTACAGATTTGATATCTGGTACATTGGTGCTTCTGAGGATGCCCCAAATATTCAAAAGGCAGCTATTAAGGGAGAATATGAGGAGCGTGGTTATGAGTCAGGTTTCAGAAATCCATTTACTGGACAAAGAAATATTGCCAACATGAGTCATGCAGAGGACTCTGCTACTGTTCATAAGATGGCTACTTTTGGTAGTATTGTGTATGATCCTACCAGAACAATGGCTATTATCCCAAGTATTTTAGCAAACTAGAATAATACTGTGGAACAGGGATCAATTGGGTCCCTGTTTCCTCAGTTTTAATTAATGGAGAATATTATATGGAAGAGAAAGATGTAAAACTTAA